GCTCTCGCGCCTCGGGATCACCGACATGCTCACCGCGGCGAGCGAGCTCCTCACGCCGACCTCGCAGGAGCGGAGCCTCATCGCGCAGCTTTACGAGCACACGCTCCGGTTCGTCCTCCGTGATTTCCCGTGGGCGCACGCGACGCGCTACGCCTCGCTCGTGCTCGTCGACGGCGACATCTCCGATCCGGTCAATGCCGATTGGGTCTACTCGTTCCGCGCGCCGGCGGGGTGCCTGTTCGTGCGCCGCGTCATCCGGCCGGAGGTCGGCCGCAAGCACGACCCGAAGCCGCCGGCCTATCGGATGGTCGTCGATGACGTGGGGCCGCTCGTCTACGTCTCCGACGACGGGGTGCAGTTCGACTCGAACGATGAGCCGTTCATCGAGATCGAATACACGGTCCGGCCGCCGTGCGGCGCCAAGGCCGGCGGCGATCAAAAGTTCGTGAGCGCGTTCGCCTACCGCCTGGCGTTCGACGTGGCGACGGCGCTCTCGCGCGACGAAAAGACGGTGACCCGCATGGAGCGCGGTTACATCATCGACAAGAATTCCGCATCGACGACCGTCCAGAACGAGCAGCAGCAGCAGCCGCCGGGCGATCCCGACTGGCTCCTGGGACGGTAGGCGATGGCGGCCCCGATCGACGTTCGGCTCGCCGACGCCCAAGGCAAGATCACGCCGCCGTGGGCGGAGTGGGCGAAGCGCATCGACGCCACCGCCGGCGCGCGCGGGAGCGGCTCGGGCGGCGGACTCCTCGAGGCGATGGCCGGCGCGGTCGCCGGCGGCGGATCGGACGAGGCGCTCGCGGAGGTCGTCTCCTTCATGCCCGCGATCCCGCCGGCGGGACCGCCGGCGCCGGCGCGGCGCCTCGAGGTGCCGTTCGTGCCGGAAGCGGACGACGACCTCTCGAGCGAAGCGTTCGCCGCGATGGCCTCCGTCGGATCGCCGCGCGAAGCGTTCCGGCAAATCCTCGACGCGCTCACCGCGGGGCGCGTGCTCTTTGTCTCGGCCGTGCAAGGCCTCGACGACGACATCGATTTCGTCTTTCAGGAGTCGAGCAAGACGCTCCAGATCACGACGACGGGCGTCGCGCCCGACGCGCCGAACGGCACCGACGCGCCGCAGCTACACATCGCGACCGAAACCGGCGGCAAGGGGCAGATCTACATCGATGGCTATGGGACGCTCGGCGGGATCACGCTCCGCCGCGCCGGCGGCACACAAGCCGCCAAGACGGCCTTGGTCACCAATGGCGCCGTGTTCAATCTTCGCGGGGCACCCTACACGGGGGCGACGAACGGCTACGTCGTGGGCGGGCTCCTCCGGCTCACCACGAACGGCAACGCCTCCGATACGAATTGCGCGCTCGACTTCATTGTGATCCTTCAGGCCAACGGATCGACCGGCACGCCGACCGTTGAAACCTTCCGGGTGACGAAGGGCGCGACGATCGCGAAGGCGGTTGTCAACGGGGCGTTCGGCCATCAGACCGGCGTCGGCGCCGGCGGGACGATCACTCAAGGATCCGGCTCCGGCAAGGCGACGGGCGTCACTCTCGACAAGCCGACCGGCGCTATCACGCTCGACGGCGCGGCGCTCGCCGCGAATACGACCGTCTCGTTCACGTTCACGAACAATCAGATCGAAGCGAACGACCTCGTCCTCGTGACCCACAAATCCGCCGGCACGGGCGGCGCCTACACCTTCGCCGCGTTTCCGGGCGCGGGCTCCGCGACAATCTACGTCCGGAACGTGACGGCCGGGAGCCTCTCCGAGGCGATCGTGCTGTCGTTCTCGGTCATCAAAGGCGCCATCACCTAAAGGAGCTCCGATGCCTCGCACCCCGAAACGCCTCTACGGTCCCGCGCAGGTCGCCACCGGGCCGACGACCGTCTACACGGTGCCGTCGAGCACGAAAGCGATCATTCGGCAGATTCACATTCAGAATCCGTCGGCGTCGGCAGTGACCTATCGCCTCTCGATCGGCGCCGACGCGGCGGGAACGCGATGGTTCGACGACTTCAGCATTCCGGCGCGCGCGCCGGGGATCACCGACTCCGTGCGCGACCACTTTATGTATCTGGTCATGGACGCGGCCGAGGTCCTCCAGATCGGCGCGGGGACAAACAACATCCTCACGGTCACGATCACGGGCGACGAATACACCGCCGGGTAGGGCATGGGCGCGAACATCCTGCAACGGGCGTTTTCTGCCGGCGAGCTCGCGCCGGCGCTCGGCGCGCGCGCCGACCTGGCGCGCTACACCGCCGGCGCGCGGACGGTCCGTAATTTCGTAGTGCAGGAGCACGGCGGCGCGGCGAACCGATCGGGGACGCAATTTATCGCCGAGGTCAAGACCTCGAGCGCGCGGACCTATCTCCTCCCGGTCGTCTTTTCCGATGCGCTCGCCTACGTCCTCGAGGTCGGCGATACCTACTTTCGATTCATTCGCTTGAGCGATCAGGTCGAGAGCTCGCCGGGTGTGGCCTATGAGCTCGCGACGCCCTACGTCGCCGCGGACCTGGCCGACCTCGAGTTCGAGCAAAACGGCGACGTGCTCACGATCACGCATCAACTCTATCGGCCGCGCGAGCTCCGGCGCGTGGCGGATACGAATTGGACGCTGGCGATCGTGACGACCGAACCGTCGATCGCGGCGCCGACGGGTATCGGCGGCGGGTTCGGCCTGGCCGGGCCGCTCACCATGTCGTATGTCGTGACCGCGGTCAAAGCCGACACGCTCGAGGAGAGCGTCGCGAGCGCGCCGAACACGCTCGCCGGCGTGGGCGATCCGACCGCCGCGGACCCGATCGCGACGACATGGAGCGCCGTCGCCGGCGCCGCGTTCTACCGGGTTTACAAGGACCCGTATCAGGGGGGCGGCGGGGCCTATGGCTTCATTGGCGAGACGCCGCTTCTCTACTTCAACGACGTGGGCCTCCTCCCGGACTTCACGCTCACGCCGCCGCTCGCGCGGAGCCTGTTCGCCGTGGCCGGCGACTACCCGCGGACCGTCGGCTACTACCAGCAGCGCCGGCTCTTTGCCAACTCGATCAACAACCCGGAAACCGTGTGGGCCTCGCGGATCGGGTTTCATTCCAACTTCTCGATCCGGTCGCCCCTCCAAGACGACGACGCCGTCACGTTCCGGCTCGCCTCGCGGGGCGCGCAAGACGTGCGGAACCTGATCGATCTGAAGCGGCTCCTCGTCCTCACCGGCCGCGGCGAGTGGAAGATTCAGGGCGACGGCGAGGGCGGCGCGCTCATTCCATCGGCCATCAATCCGGATCGGCAGGGTTACACCGGGACCGCCTACGTCCGGCCGGTCGTCGTCGGGCAGACCGTTCTCTTTGTGCAGGCCCGGGGGACGCGCGTCCGCGACCTCTCATTCGATCAGGAGGTCGGCGGGATCGGCTCGCGGGATCTCACGGTCTACTCGCGGCACCTGTTCAAGCGGCGGACCGTGTCCCGGATGGCGCTCGCGATCACGCCCGATACGGTCCTCTGGGCCGTGCGCGACGACGGTGTGCTCCTCGGGCTCACCTACAACCGCGAGCAGGAGGTCCTCGCCTGGCATCGGCACGACACCGGGGACGGCGACGAGTTCGAGGATGTGGTCGTCATTCCGGAGGGCGACGAGGACGCCGTCTATGTGATCGTGAAGCGGACGATCAACGGGGCGACGAAGCGATATATCGAGCGGTTCGTCTCGCGGGAGATCGCCGAGGTGTCGACCGACGCCTGGTTCGTCGACTCGGGCCTCGAGTATGACGGCGCCGCCGTGAATACGATCGCCGGCCTCGATCACCTGATCGGCCGCACGGTGACGGCGCTCGCCGATGGCGTCGCCGCCGGGACCTTCATTGTCGGCGCCGGCGGCACGATCACCCTCACCGCGGCGGCGGAGAATGTGAAGGTGGGCCTCCCGATCGAGGCCGACCTCGAGACGCTCGACCTCGATGTGCAAGGGACCGACGTGCGCGCGAAGCGGAAGAAGGTCGCGAACGTGACGGTCCTCGTCGAGGCCTCCGCGCGCGGGTTCTACGTCGGGCCGAACGCCGACAAGCTCTCGCTCACGCGCCGCGAATCGTGGGATACGTCGACCACGATCGACGGCGCCGTCGAGGCCGTCGTCTCGACGACCTGGTCGCAATCCGGCCGCGTGTTCATCCGTCACACTGACCCGACGCCGCTCACGGTGCTCGGGATCATTCCAAACGTCGACGCAGGAGGCTAACCCTATGGGACTGATCGAGCTCTTGATCGTCGTGCTCTTGATTCTCTGGCTCGCCGGCGGCGGGATCGGCGGCGTCGGCCTCGTCGCCGGCGGGAACATGGTGCACGTTCTCCTCGTGATCGTTCTCGTCCTCGTGGTCGTCCGCATCTTGCGGCGGGAAAGGCTCTAACCGTGGCCGACAAGCTCGTGTCAATGAAGCTCGATCCGAAGAAACGGGAGGAGCGTTACGCCGAGAGCGCGCTCGTCGACCGGCCGCTCTACCCGTGGGGCCTCTCGATCACGCTCGACGAGGAGGCGCTCGACGCGCTCGGGATGACGGAGCTCCCGGAGGTCGGGAAACCGCTCATGTTGCAGGCGCTCGTCGACGTGACCTCCGTCTCGAGCAACGAGTCGAAGGGCGGCGCCTCGCGGAATGTCGGCCTCCAGATCACGGCGATGTGTCTCGAGCCGCCGCCGGCGGAGAAGAAATCGACCGAATCGAAACTCTACGCGAAGGGGTAGACATGGCCGTTCTGACCGCGCTCGCGATCGGGAGCCTGGCGCTCTCGGCCTTCGGGGCCGTCAAGCAAGGCAAGGCGACGAAGCAGGCCGGGAAGCTCGCGAACGAAGCCGCGCAGCAGGAAGCGGGGATCATCGATTACAACGCCTCCGTCGCCGATCAGCAGGCCGCGGACGCGCTCACGCGCGGGCAGGAGCAGGAGCAACAGGTCCGCTCCGCGACGCGGCAGGTCATCGGCTCACAGCGCGCCGGGTTCGCGGCGCAAGGCGTCGACGTGGGCTCCGGCTCCGCGGCCGACGTGCAGGCCGACGCCGCCTATCTCGGCGAACTCGACGCGCTCACCGTGGCGACGAACGCCGCGCGCGAGGCGCACGGGTTCAAGGTCCAAGCGACCGACCTCCGCAACCGCGCGGACGTGACCCGCCGGACCGGCGTCAATCAAGAGCGGGCCGCGAACGCGGCCGGGAATGCGGCGTATCTCGGCGGCGCCGCCAACGTCATCGGCGGGACGGCGAACCTCCTCGCCAACCGTTACGGGTTTAGGTAGGGGACGCGATGCCAGTCGTGCAGAAAGCCCGTCGGACCGTCGGCCTCAATCCGATCAGCGGCGCGAAGCTCACCGCGGCCGACACGCCGGAGTCGCTCGGCGCCGGCGTCAAGCAGGCGCAGGCCGGCGCGTGGGGCGCCGTCTCGAATGCCGCGGCCAACCTCGGCGATCAGTTCGTCCGCTACTCGAACGAGATCGCGACGCGCGAGCGGAACAAGGCGAACGAGGTCGCGCTCCTCGAGGCGACGAACAAGCTCGATCAATGGGAGCTCTCGACGCTCCACGATCCGCAGACCGGCGCGCTCGCGCAGCGCGGGAAGAATTCGTTCGACCTCCCGGAGAAGGTCGACGACTCGTTCCGCTCGGTCGCCGGCGACATCGAGAAGGGCCTCGCGAACGACGATCAACGCCTGGCGTTCGAGAAGCTCAAGACGCAGCGCGGGCAAGCCGTCGCGCTCACCGTCCGCCGCCACGTCGCCGGCGAGGTCAAGGCCTTCGACGCGCAGGAGCTCGACGCCTCGCTCCGCAATTCCGTCTCGATCGCCTCGGCGCACGCGCTCGATCCGACGCGCCGGACCGAGGCCATCAACCGCGGCGAGGACGAGATCATCAAGGCCGCGAACCGGAACGGCGACGGGCCGGAGGTCTACGAGCGGCAGGTCGAAGCGTTTCACACCGTGGCGCATACCGCAGTGATCGAGAACCTCCTCGCAAGCGATCACAGCGCGCAGGCCGAGGCCTACTACAAGGACCACAAGGATCAGATCGACGGCGCCAAGCAGGCGGACCTCGAGGCGAAGATCGACACCGGCACGACGGCGAAGAAAGCCCGGACCGCGTCGGATCGGATCTGGGCTGAGATGGGGCCGAAGAACGATCAGCAGCCGATCGACCTGGCCGCGATGGAGGACAAGGCGCGCGCGCTCTTTCCCGATGACGAGAAGGCGCTCAAGGCCGCAATGCTCAACCTCCGCGAGCGGAAGGCGGCGGTCGACGCCTCGAGGGCCGACCGGAAGGACGCGACCGCCGGCGCGCTCTGGGGAGCCGTGGCGAAGGGCGCGACGCTGAAGCAGGTCCAAGCGATGCCGGAGTATCTCGCCGCGCCGGGCCATCTACAGGCGCAGATCTCGGAGCACATCGTCGATCAGCAGGAGCAGGCCGCCAATCGCGCCTATACCCGCGGGCAGCGGGCCGAGGCCGCGATCAGTCGCGAGGAGAACCGGAAGGAGCGCGCCGGGTGGGCCGAGATGTGGCGCATCGAAAACCCCGCGGTCCTCTCCAAGATGACCGACGATCAAATCCTCGCGCTCACGCCGTCGCTCGGCATCGAGCACGTTAACCGGCTAATGACGAAGCGCCGCGCGCTCTCGACCTCCGAGGCCGCGGTGCACGCCGCCACGATCGACGACGACCTGTTCAAGACGACCGCGCAGGATGCCGGGCTCAACGCCTACGGCACCCTCAACGACGAGCAGAAGGCCGACCTCGGCCGGCTCCGGAACGTGGTCGAGAGCCAGATCGACGCGGAGCAGCGCGCCGGCGGGAAGGCGCTCACGCGCGAGCGAAAGCAAACGATCATGAAGGGCATCGTCGATCAGCAAGTCATGCTGAACGTGTGGGGCACGGACCCGGCGAAGATCGCGGCGACCGTCGTCAACCCCGCGGAGCGCGCAAAGGCCTACGTCCCGCAGGAGAAGATCCCCCCGCAGGCCTTCGGGCAATACGCGAATTACATCCGGAGCGTCTCACGCGCCGCGCAGACGATGACCGATCAGCAGATCGCGGCGACGTTCGGGGACCGCATTCAACGCGCCTACGCGCGCCGGCTCCTCGGCGGCACGCGCGCCGAGATCGAGGGCATCATCACCGGGGCCGAGGACTAGATGCCGCAACTCTCCGCGTTCCCCGACGACGAGCCGAAAGAGCCGGGGAGCGCGATCGCGTCTCCGGACACCCTCACGTCGCGCGGCTCCGGGCTCTCCGCGTTTCCGGACGAAGCGCCCGATCGTCTCTCCGACGGGATGCGACGCGCGCCGGCGACGCCGGCCGACGCCGCGGCGCGCGCGTTCAATCTCCAGATCAAGACCGGCCTCCCGGTCGACGTGATTCGCCGGAACCTCGACGCGCTCGAGCAGCAGACCGCGGCGACGGACTTTGATCCGGTCGCGTTCCGGCAGCGCGCGCCAAAGCTCGCCGGCTGGATCGAGAGCCATCCGGATCACGGCGCGCTCGTGCAGGACGACATCGTTCCGCTCACCGCGCTCGAGAAGGCGCTCAACTTCGGCGACGCGGCGCTCGATTTCGGGAAGGAGGCCGGCTTCAGCCTGGCCGCGGGCTTTGCGGAGCACGCGAACCTCGGCGCCTGGGGCGCGCTCGAGGCCGCGGGCGACGTGTTGGGGATGCCCGCGCTCCGCGACTACGGCAAGGCACGCGGGAAGGAGGCGCGCGAGCTCGGCGCCGCGCTCCGCGGCGATCAAGGCAACCTCGGGGCGACGGGCCGGGCCGCGCTCGGCGGGTTCGAGTCGGTCGGCGCCGCCGCGCCGATCCTCCTCTCGACGCTCATCACGAAGAATCCGACGCAGGCGCTCGCGCTCATGGGGCTCCAGACCGGCGGCGCGAGCTACTCGGAGGCACGCGACGCCGGCGTCGGCATCGTCCCGGCTCTGGGCTATGGGCTCTCGCAAGGCGCGATCGAAGCGGCGACGGAGAAGCTCCCCGTCGAGGCGCTCGTCGGCGACCTGGCCGCGCGCTCCGGGCTCCTGAAAACGCTCGCGCACCAACTCGTGACCGAGGTCCCCGGCGAGGAGCTCGCGACCGCGCTCCAAGACCTCAACGAGTGGGCGATCCTGCACCCCGACAAACCGTTCGGCGACTACCTGGCCGCGCGGCCGGGCGCGTTCTGGGAGACGTTCGTTTCGACCGTGGTCGCGACCGGCGCGCAGACCGGCGCGACGCACTCGCTCGATCGGCTCATGGCCGGGGACCGCGGGAAACGGTTCTCCGAGGAGCTCGGCGCCGCGACGAAGGAGACGAAGCTCGCCGGCCGATCGCCGGAGAAGTTCGCGGAGCTCGTCGACAAGATGGCCGAGGACTCGCCGGCGCGCGAGCTCTATGTGCCGGTCGAGAACCTGACGGAGTTCTATCAGCAGCAGGGGCTCGACCCGGAGAGCGCCGTCGCCGCGCTCACCGGCAACCGCGAGGCCTACCGCGAGGCGCTCCAGACCGGCGCGGACATCGCGATCCCGGTCGCGCGCTACGCCACGAAGATCGCCGCCACCGACGCCAACGCCTACTTCGCCGACGTGGTCCGCCTGGCCCCGGGCGAGATGAACGCGCAGGAGCGGCAGGCGTTCCTCGAGCAGGCCCGGACCGCGGAGCCGACACCGGCGGGCGCCGAACCGGCGCCGGCGCCGGGCGGGGAGGTCCTCGCGCGCATCACGAACGCGCTCACCGCGGCCGGCGTGAAGCCGGATGTCGCCGCCCGCTACGCCCGGCTCTACGATGCCGTGTTTCAGCACGGACTCGTGCAGCGGGCCGGCCTCGACCCGATCGCCACGTTCGAGCGTTACGGGCTCACGTTCGACCGGAAAACCTTCGCCGACGCCGGCCTCGAGGACGCGCTCGCCAAGGCCGCCGCCGCCCGGAAGGACGCCGGCCGTCCCGCCGCGGGACAGCCCGCGGGCGCTACGGCGGAGCCGGACGTTCCACGGGGAACACTTTCGGGGGAGGCCGGAACCGGCTCCCCGGCTGGCCTGCCGGCCGGCCTGGAGGACGTGGAGGGCCTGGCCGACGTTCTGGTCGGCCTGGGGACCGCGTCGCTCACAGAGGCGCCTACGGGTTCGGAGGCCGCCAACGCCTCCGGGGAATCGGCCGCGTCGCTCGAGGCGCTCAGCCGCGGCGAGGGGATGGCCGCGCGGGGCGAGACGTTCGTCGTCTACGACCGGGCCGGCAATGAGCGGCCGCTCATCGGGCCGGACGCCGTCGACTACACCGCCAAGGCGGGGGAAACCTACGGCGTGCGGACGCCGACCGGGTTCCGGCTCCTCGAGGACCGGGGCGGAAAGGTTCCGGCCGAGGTATCCTCTCCGCGTGGAGCTCAAACCGGGGCGCGACCTGGCGACGCTGGCGGGGAACGTGGTCGGCCTGATGCGAACCGGCGTCCCGAAGCCGGAGGCGATGGCGCAGGTTCTCAACGCCGCCGGCTTCCGACCGTCCTCGAGCTCGCCGAACGAGACGGCGACACGCCGTTCGAGCCAGCGACCGCAGAGCAAGACGCCGCGCGATTCACGCCCGAACACGTCCGAGAGCTCGAGCGCATAGCCGAGGAGCTCCAAGCGCTCCAATTCGAGGGGCGGACGTGGACGTTCACCGACTACCGCTCCGATAAAACCGGCGGCAACTACGAGATCGCGGCCGGCGGCGCGGGCTCCCCCGTGCTCGACGACGTGCTCGAGTTCTCGCCGCTCTCGAAAGGGCAGGGCGGAAAGGGCGCCGCGAAGCAGGTCCGCGGCACGCGCACGCAGATCGCGCAGGCGATCGCGAAGGCGCTCGAGACGCGCCGCATCAAGACGAACCTCGTCGAGGGCGCGATGCGTGTCGCCGAACGCCGCGCGGCCGACGACTACCGCGAGATCTCGCGGCCATCACTCCCGGCGACGTGGGGCGAAGAAGTCACGCCGGCGTTCGTCGACGAGCTCTCGACGCTGGTCGATCGGCAGATCGAGGAGCTCGGCCTCGACGCCGCGGCGCTCGATGGCGTCGGCGACGCGACGTTCGATCCGTCGACGCTCGAGCAGCGCGATCAGAACGCGGATCCCGGCGACGGGCTCCCCGGTGGCGCGATCGCGGAGGACCTCGAAACCGGCGAGCACGCGATCAAGATCGGCGAGAGCTTCCTCGTCCTCGCGACGCCGGTCCCGGATGTGGACGTGGCCGGCCATTCGCTCCCGGAGGGATTCCTCTACGTCATGGACGCCAAGGCGACGCCTCCGCGGCAAGGGATCGGCCGGCGCCTCTACGCCGCGGCGACCGTCTACGCGCAACGCCTCGGCTACAAGGGGATCTCGAGCACGAGCGAAGCGCGCAGCGAGGCGGCCGAGGGCGCATGGGCCGCGTTCAAACGTGACGGCGCGGTCAAGAAGCTCGGCGCGTTCGATGTGATGACCTCGCTCGGGCCGCATCCGGATCGGTTCTACACGTCGGAGCTCGAGCAACGCGACCGCTCGCGGATCGGCGACGTGCTCGCCGCGGCCAAGACGCCGGAGGAGCGCATCGCGATCGGGACGGAGCCTTACGAGCGCGTGCAGGCGTTCGCGCAGGAGCTCAAGGCGCGGACGCCGGGCCTCGAGAAGCTCGCGCTCGCCATCAATCCCGACAACACGCTCTATCTCGAAATGTTCGTCGTCTCACCGAAGGAGCAGCGGCAGGGGATCGGCTCCGGCGTCATGCGGGAGATCCTCGCGTTCGCCGATCGTGAAGGCCTCACGATGTCGCTCACGCCGGCGCAGAAGGGCGATCCCGGCGGGACCACGTCGGCCGCGCGACTTCGGGAGTTCTACAAGCGGTTCGGATTCGTCGAGAACAAGGGGCGCACGAAGAACGACGAGATCGACGCGCGGATGTATCGCTACCCGCGGCCGACGACGCTCGAGCAGCGGGACAAGCAGACGATCGACCTCCTCGACACAGGCGAGGAGCAGCCGCGGCTCCCCGGCGCCGAGGACGTGCGCGATCAGAACATTCCGACGCCGACGTTCGAGGCGCCGTTCGCGCTCACGTCGCCGATCGCGAAGCCGGAGAAGGGCCGACGCGCGGCGCCGGCGCCGTCGCCGGACTACACCGCGGCGCTCGAGGCCTCGCGCACCGCGTCGCAAGCGTTCACGAACGCGACGCGGCAGTATCGCGCCGGCGAGATCTCCGACGCGCAGTTCCTCGAGGCGCGCGCCACGAACGAAGCCGCACAAACGGCGTTCGACGAGGCGTTCGCCAAGGAGGAGGCGCTCGCCGCGCAGCGCGGACGCGCGACCTTGTTCGCCGCGCCGAAGCTCGAGGCGCAAGGCGTGATCCAGTTCGGCGCCGATCGCAAGTTCACGATCCGGCTATTCGAGAAGGCGAACCTCTCGACCGTCCTCCACGAGAGCGGGCACTTCTACCTCGAGCTCATGGGGGACGCCGTCGACGCCATCAACGCGATCCCGGCGGAGCAGCGCACCGAGGCGCAGAACGGGATCCTCGCCGACTACGCGGCGCTCGTGCCGTGGCTCGGCGACGCCGGCGGGGAACCGATCGCGCATTCGCGGTTCACGCGGCAGCAGCAAGAGAAGTTCGCGCGCGGGTTCGAGGCCTATCTCCTCGAGGGGCGCGCGCCGTCGGAGGCGCTCGCGCCGGCGTTCCAGAAATTCCGGCAGTGGCTCGGGGAGATCTACAAGACCCTCCTCGGCCTCGAGCGCGCCGCCGGCGAACGGCTCGACCTAACGCCGGAGGTCCGCGACGTGTTCGATCGGCTCCTCGCGAGCGACGCGCAGATCGCCAAGGCCCGGCAGGAGCAGATCCCGATCTTCACGACCGCGGCCGACGCCGGCATGGGCGAGCGGGAGTTCGCGCTCTACCGCGGGCAGATCGAGAAGGCGAACCTCAAGACGCAGGAGGAGCTCGATCAGAAGCTCATGGCCGACGTGCGCCGGCAGCGGACCGCCGCCTACAAGGCGCAGCGGGAGGCCGTCGAGAGCGCCGTCGTCGAGGAGCTCAATGCGGCGCCGGTCTATCGGGCGCTCGCCGCCATGCGTTACGGGACCAATCCTGACGGGAGCTCGGTCGTCGAGGGCGAGGCCGCGGTCCCGATCAAGCTCTCGCGGAAGATGCTCGTCGAGCAGGTCGGCGAGACGCGGACAAAGGCGCTCCCGCGGCCGGCCATCTACTCGAGCGAGGGCGGGATCGATCCGAAGCTCGCGGCCGAGATGTTCGGATTCGACAGCGTCGACAAGATGCTCAACGAGATCGAGCACGCGACGCCCTATCCGGAGGTCGTCAAGGGGGAAACCGATCGCCGGATGGTCGAGCAATACGGCGACCTCCTCCTCGATGGCGGGCTCGCCGACGCACGCCGGGCCGCGAGCGCCAACGAGGAGCGGGAGATCGTCATCCGCGCGGAGATCCGGGCGCTCGAGGCACTCCGTCGGCAGGTCGGGCCGTTCGCTCGAGAGGCCGCACGCGCCGCCACCGTCGACGCCACGAAGGAGCGCGACTACGAGCGGCAATGGTTCGAGGCCGAGGCGAAGCTCCGGATCGCGATCGCCGAGGGCCGGAAGCAGGTCGAGATCGATCGCCTGACGAAGGAGGTCGCGCGGCTCAAGGCGCGGACGCGCGGCGCCGTCCCGGCCATCACGCGCGGGATCCCGAACGCGCGCCTCCTCCGCGACGCGGCGCAGGTCAAGATCGGCGCGACGACGGTCGAGAACATCCGGCCGCGGCTCTGGTTCGAGGCCGCGCGTCGCAACGGGCAGCAGGCACAGGAGGCCGCGGCGCGGCAGGACTTCGACGCCGCGCGCGACTTCAAGGTGCAGGAGCTTTTCTCGCTCGCGCTCTACCGCGAAGCGACGCAGGTCCTCGAGACGCTCGAGCGCCGCGTCGGCAAGGCGCGCGACCTGGCGAAGCCGGCCGCACGCGCGCGGCTCGGGATCGCCGGCGACACCTACCTCGATCAGATCGACGGCATCCTCGACCGGCTCGAGTTCGCCAAGGTAAGCGCGAAGGCGCTCGAGCGCCGGGCGCGGATCGCGAAGTTCGTCGCCGCGCATGAGGGCCTCGGCCTCCCCGTCGAGCTCCCGGCGGAGGTCCTCGACGACGCGCGCCGCGTCAACTACAAGAAGCTCACCGTCGACGAGCTCACCGGGGCGCTCGATGGGATCGATCAGATCATCCACTTGTCGCGCCTGAAGAATCGGCTCCTCAAGGCGCGCGATAAGCGGGACCTCGACGAGAAGGCCGCGGATCTCTCGGCGAGCATTCGCGCGAAAACGAAGCCGACGAAGCGCGCGGTCGCGCGGGACCGCCGGCCGACCGATGAGCGGATGCGAGCCGTCGACGGCTATTTCGCCTCGCACGTCAAGCTCTCGACCATCCTCCAAGATCTCGACGGATTCGAGGAGGGCGGGCCAATGTGGGAGGCCGTCGGCCGCGCGGTCAATGACTCGGGCAACGAGGAGGCCTCCGAGAACGAGAAGGCCGCGGTCGCACTGCACGCGCTCGTCGAGGCCGCGTTCCCCGGCTCGGCGAAGTTCGCGCTCTATGAGAAGGTCGAGGTCCCGGCCGTCGGCCGCTCGCTGTCGCGAATGGAGCGGATCATGGTCGCGATGAACTACGGCAACGAGGGGAACAAGGAGCGGATCCACGAGGGCGAGGGGTGGAACGAGCAGCAGGCGCACGCCGTGATCGACACGCTCGAGAAGGGCGACCTCGATTTCGTGCAAGGCGTGTTCGACTACTTCGAGACGTTCCGGCCGGCGATCGCGGCGAAGCAGAAACGGATCACCGGGCTCGAGCCGACATGGGTCGAGGCGACGCCGATCAAGACGCGCCACGGCGAGTATCGGGGCGGCTACTTCCCGATCAAGGCCGACGACCGGCTCTCCGCGTCGGCCGCGGCGAAGCTGGATCTCGACGCCGCGAATATCGCGAAGCTCGCCGCGTTCACGCGGCCGACGACGAAACGCGGCCATCTCGAGGAGCGGAAGGGCGGGCGGGATCCGGTCCGGCTCGACTTCGGGACGATTTTCGAGCATACGGCGCAGGTCATTCACGACCTCACGCACCATGAAATGTTGATCGACGTGGGCCGCATCCTCGGCCACCGGGACGTGCAGGCCGCGATCTACGAGACGAAGGGCGATCAGGTCTACAAGGACCTGAAGGCGCATCTCCGCGACATCGCGCTCGGCGACATTCCGGCACAGGACGGATTCGAGAAGGGGCTCGCGCACGCGCGGACCGGCGCGACCGTCGTCGGCCTCGGCTGGAGTCTCACGACGCCGCTCTATCAGCCGCTCGGCCTCACCGTGTCGTGGCAGGCGATCGGCGGGAAGTGGGTCGCGAAGGGCATCGGCCGATGGCTCCGCGACTCGGCCTCGATGAATTCGACCGTCTCATGGGTCCACGAGCGGAGCACGTTTATGAGGCTCCGTCACAAGACGATGCAGCGGGAGATCAACGAGATCCGCAACTCGATCGGCGTCGAGACGGGCCGGTTCTCGGCCGCGGTCGATCAGGCGTTCCAGTGGGCGAGCTTCGGACTCGCCGACAAGCAGGCGATCGCGGATAGCTACTTTTTCCTCATCGGCCGCGCGCAGATGATCGCCGACATCCCGACGTGGATCGGCGCCTACGAGAAGGCCATGGCGAACGGCAGCGACGACGCGCGCGCCGTCGCGCTCGCCGATCAAGCGGTCCTCGACACGCAGGGCGGCGGGCAGATCAAGGACCTGGCGCCCGTGCAGAAGGGCGGCGCCGCTAAGAAGCTCTGGACGAATTTCTACTCGGCGTTCAACGTGTTTTATAACCAAGCCGTGAAGGCGGGCCGCGCGAAGAACCTCCGGAATCCGGTCGAGATCGGGCGGCTCGCGGCCGACTACTTCCTGATCTACATCGCGCCGGCCACGCTGACCTACGCGCTCCCGGAGCTCGCGCACGCCTTCCTCGGCGGCGGCGACGACAAGGACAAAGAGGGATTTTGGGCCGGCCTCATTCGAGCCAATCTCTCGTATGCCATGGGCTCGATGATCGGGCTCCGCGAGCTCTCGAGCGCCGTGCAGGGATACGCGGGCTATGACGGGCCGGCCGGCGCCCGCGGGTTCGCCGCCGCGGCACGTCTCGTGCGTCAGACCGATCAATGGGTAAGCTCGGGATTCGATCACACGAAACTCGACGCCGCGTTCTGGCGCTCGCTCGCGGATACCGCCGGCGTGTGGCTCCACTTCCCGATCGGCCAAGTGCGGCGCACGATCGAGGGGACGGCGCAATACATCGAAGGTAAGACGCACGATCCGACCGCCATCGTCGCCGGGCCGCAGCGGTGAAAACTTCGCGGCGTAAGGTGCACAAGAAAAAGGGGGATCCAGTGATTCGCCGAGGTCAACATCGACGGCAACCGACCGACAATGACTCAACCGCCGGCTCCTCGGCGGGAGGATGGTTTTTCTCCCTCATGCGACAGGTTGCGGAAGGCACGCCGGGCGGGTGGGCTGGCGTTGCCATCAAATACGGTCCCGCCTGGGTCCTCGTGTTCTGGCTGGTGAACGCGATGCTCTCCGGGGTGACGGCCAACATGGGCGCGATCGCGGCCGACGCGAAGGCGATCCGCGGCGAGCACATGGAAATGGGGATCTACCTCCGGGGGATCTGCTACGGCGTGAACCGGGAGGAGTCTTGGCGGTGTCAATCGAATAGCCGGTAAGAAAGGCGGAGGCGATGGATTGGGGCGGTCTACTCGGAGGCGTCGGGAAGGGTCTGATCGATCTGGTGTTACCGGCCGCGGCGACGGTCATCTCGACGCAGGTCGTCCGGCTCCTCGCCAAACAGTCGAAGAAGATCGGCCTCGAGCTCGACGAACGGCAGCAGGACAAGCTCCGGCAGATCATCGTCGACGCCGTGACGCGCGCGGAAGAAATGGGCCGACGCGGGAACCTCACCGGCGAGCAGAAGCGGACCGCGGCGACGGACGCGGCGCTCTCCGAGATCCGGCACGAGTTCCCGGATGACGAGAAGTTCACGCGCGATCGCATCGGCAAGATGATCGATACCGTCCTCCCCGGCGTCCGGCCGCTTATCTCCGATCCGACGCTGGCGACGCTCGCCTCCTAACTTCCCGCTCAGAAGTTCGGCTATCCTGATCTCTCCGAAAGGGGGGATCGGGATGGTCCTGAAGGTTCCGCTCGAGCCGCTTGTCTCGAGCAATCTCGCCGCGGCCGGGTATGACCACACGCGGCAGATCCTCGCGATCAAATTCAAAACCGACGGCGCGGTGCGGAACTACGCCGGCGTCGGCGCCGACCTGGCGACGGAGCTCTATCTCGCCGAGTCGAAGGGCCGTCTCTATCACGCGAAGATTCGCGGGAAGTTCCCCGCGGAGCGCGTCACGGGGCCGTGTCGCAACTGCAAGGCCGAGGGCTATATCGGCGACGTGTGCGGGAAATGCGGCACGGCGAAGCACTACGGACTCGAGCGGCGCGAGGAGTAGGGTAGACTTCCGGCTCGAAAGTAAGAAAGGGGGAGCGAGTGGCCGAGGGTGTGATGGGACGCGAGTCGATATTTCGAGGTAAGACGCACCGCGTCCAAGCCACGATCAGCGACGACGCGAAGAAGGTCCTCGAGCGCGAACGCGGCAAGCTCGCGAAGCAGGCCGGCCGCGAGACGGCGAGCGACGCCGACACGATCGAGGCGATTCTGCTCGGCGAGTCCAAGGTCCGCGGCTACCTGCGATCGCGGCGGAAATAGAACGGCCGGCGAGAGGCGGGAACCTCGCGCCGGCCTGGCTGGATCACGACTCGGAGACGGTCGCCATCCTACCGCATGAGGTTCTCCCGATGGAATTCAAGAACGAAGATCACGCGCAGACCGCGCGGATACAACTCGAGGTCGCGAAGGCGCTCCGCCCGTTCGCGCGCAACACGGAGGCCGCGCTCGCCGTGTCGGCGCTCCTGCGATGCGCGCGCACGTTGATCCGGCGCTATCCGCCGGAGCGGCAGGCGGCACTCGTCGAGGCCTCGCAAATGTTCCTCGAGGGCCGCTCGCCCGACGAGGTCGTGCTCCCGTTCAACGTCACATCACCCGGAGGGATCATCCTCCCGTAACCGAAAGGACCGCCGACAATGGATATCAGTCTTACGCCTCACGAGCTCCGGGACTTGCTGACCCCGATGCTCCGGCTCCGAGGACCTCGAGAGCCGCTCAATCTCGACGCGATGACCTCGAACGACCTCGCCGGCGAGCTCCGCGCGCGCCTCCGGCAGGATGCCGGACTCGGCGCGACGATCGCCGAGGGCGCGGAGGTCGGGAAGGATCTCCTCCTCGAGGACCTCCGCGCCGCGAAGCAGGAGCTCGATCGCGCGAACGTCATGCTCGAGGAGCGGCGCTCGGAGCTCGAGCAACTCGTCGAGGCGATCGCGAAGCTCAAAGCGCGGCCGGCCTGGCAGGCGGAGCAGGTCATCACGCGCGCCGGCGCGCAGGTCCTCGACGTGTGCCGGATGTTCTTCCTCGAGTCGGCCTCGGACTCTTGGTATGAGGGTATGCGGACCGGGCTCCGGGATCTCACGTCGACGCTCGGCGTCGAGGTCGACGACGTGCAGATCGAGGAGCATCTCAAGCCGCGCGAGCCGGAGCTCGAGCCGCCGGCGGCGCCGGCGGAGGACCTCATCGCGCCGGAAATCGGCGAGCTCGAGGCGCCGTTCGTCCTCGAGCCAAAGGAGGCCGTCCCGCCGGCGGGATCGGAGGACACGAGCGCCGAGGTCGCCGCGCTCGCCGATCGCACTGCGGCGGAATTCAGGGCGGAGGACTTCTAGCCGTGGCCGCGGTTCCGCTCGCCGGCGTCCGGCCTGACGCGGAGTTCCTCGCCGCGTTCGATCGCTACAGCCGCGGGGGCAGTCTCACGGACGCGCGCAACATCCTCGAGGCCGTCCTCGCCGCCGCCGATTGGACGGGCTACGCCGCCGCGCAGGCTCGCCTCGAGGCGCTCCGCCTGGCGTCCGATGCCGAGTGGGCGACGAAGGCGCGCGCCTGGCGCGAGGCCTACGGCATCGAGGAGCCGTCCGGCGCCTGATGGGGGCGCTCGAGAAACCGAAGAAGGGGACGGCCAAGCGGGCGCGCGCGAGAGAGTCTCGGCGCCGGCGCGACGCCGTCCTCGTCCACATGCAGACCGTCCGGGACCGGGATCGCTACTGCCGGTTCCCGATGTGCGGATGCCGATCGTTCGGCGGCTACTCGCCGCCGACCGTGAGCCATGATCGGCACCGCGGCGCCGGCGGCAACCCGGCCGGCGATCGCTCGCTCCCGGACGGGATGATCCTCCTCTGTTTCTGGCGCCATCAAGACGGCACGATCGCGCGCGACCGGAAGAACCTCCGGATCGTGGCGCTCACCGAGAAGAAGAACCGCGGGCCGGTCGCGTTCGAGATCAAGCGATCGGCGCTCGTCGTCCCGGAGCTCCTCCGCGTCATGGCGGATCCGGAAACCCCTACGTCCGACTGGATCGAGGTCGCGCGGGAACGAGCGCCGCACGAGCTCGAGCGGCTGCTTCCGTGGCAGGTCGCCGTTTTGTCCGTGCTCGCGGAGATGACCCTATGACACGCCGCCGGTTCGCTCACTGCAAAAACGAGAAATGTAATCGACGCCTCGAGGAGCTCCTCGAACGACCGGGCGAATCGGCGCCGCCGGATCGATTCTGCGAGGCGTGTCTCGCGATGACGGACGCCCCGCACGAACGCGGGTTCGAGGCCGGCTACGCCTCCGGCCGTCGCGCGGGCCTCTGGTGGGGGATCGCCGCCGGCGCGACGCTCGCGATCGTCGCGTGGATCGTCGACCGTTGCGCCGCCTGGATCGTCGCGCGGTGAGTGTGCAGATCTGCCCGTGCAATTCTGCCAATTGAATTCCCGCTCAGAAGTGCCGATGATCTGATCATGGAATCACGACACTGGACCGGCGACGACGACCGCGGCGCGGACCTCGACAACATGAGCGAGTCGGAGTTCCGCGAGTGGGCGGAACGGGAGCACGAGAAGCTCTATCCGCACGGATGCCCGAACGGGTGCGAGGCGTGCGAGGCGCGCGGATGTGAGACGCCGCTCACCGACGACGAGCGGCTCGCGCTCAAGCAAGCCAACCTGATCGCCGACGCCATCCGGCGCGCGGCGACCTTCAGCAACTAACACGAGCGGCGGGGCGGGAACCTCGCCGCTCTTTTCACGTCCGGAGACTGTCACCTATGGCACTCAAGATCATTCGGGCTTACGAGCCGATGCTCGTCGAGCACATCATCACCACGATTTACGGCGGACCCGGTCGACGCAAGACGACGATCGCGTGCACCGCGGAGGCGCCGCTCGTCCTCGACTTCGACGAAGGCGCCTATCGCGCGCCGAACCGCGGCGAGGTCGCCGTCATTCCAACGTGGATGGACGCGGTCCGCATGGACGCCGCGGACTTCGCCGGCTATAAGACGGCGGTCGTCGACACCGGCGGGAAGGCGCTCGACAAGCTCGCTCTGCATGTCATGGCCGAGGACCCGAAGAACCGCACGCGCGGCGGTTCGCCGAGTCTGCAAGGGTTCGGCGAGATGAAAGGCGCGTTCGCGACCTGGCTCTCGCGGCTCAAGTCTTTCGGCCTCGACATCGTGATCGTCACGCACATGACCGAGGAGAAGAAGGGCGACGACGTGATCGAGCGGCTCGACGTGCAGGGCGCGAGTCGCGCGCTCATCCATCAGAATTCCGACGCGATGGGCCGTGTCTATCTCGACGAGGAGAATCAAACGACCCTGAACTTCTCGCCGACCGCCGCGGCCTACGGCAAGAATCCCGCGATGCTCGGGCCGCTCGTGTTCCGGGACCACGTCAAGGATCCGCGGTTCCTCGCCGACATCATCGGGCAGATCAAGACGACCCTCAA